CAGCGAATGACGTGGGCATATGTATCAACTTCCGTTCACAAGGCGAAAATCATTACTCTCTTGAGCAGGAGAGGATCATTCGTCAAGAACTACAGTCGGTGCTTGCAGATAAGCGAGTTGCGCTTGTTGCACAGAATGGCCACTACGATGCTACGTGGCTCTGGTTCAAAGATCGTATTAGTGTTCACGCGCATTGGTTCGACACGATGCTTGCACATCATCTACTATACCCAGGGCTGCCACACGATCTGGGCTTTATCACCGCTCAATATACAGACCATCCATACTACAAGGATGAAGGTCAGCTATGGAAGGAAGAGGGAGACATAGACGCGTTCTGGGAATACAATGTCAAAGACTGCTGCATCACACGCATCGTGTCTGAGAAGATGCAGCAGGAGCTACGTGACACAGGCATGCATGACATGTTCCACAACCACGTCATGCGGTTACAACCTGAACTCGTGGAGATGACAGTCAACGGAGTGTCAGTGGATGACCGACTCAAATCCCGATTCGCAGATGAACTCGGACGAAGCCTGGAAGCTGCACACGAGGTATGTCAAAGCGCGGCTCGTGTGGCAACTGGCAAACCAGATTACCAGTTTAATCCCCGCAGTCCTACTCAACTCGCTGCGTTACTGTTCGATGAACTACACTTGGTCGGACGAGGAACAAGTACGGATAAGGAAAATCGTGACCGTATTAGAAGGCATCCGCGAACTCCACTTGCAGCTAGAGACCTTGTCGCAGCCATTGATCGATACTTACAAGAGGCCAAGTTCGTCAGCACCTACGTCAATGCCGAGCCAGATGACGACGGACGGTGGCGATGCGCATACAAGCAGACCGGAGTAGCTTCGGCGCCCGGACGCCTCTCTAGTTCACAGACTGCTTGGGGCAGTGGTCTTAACATGCAGAACATCCCCGAGAACGCGAAAGGAATGTTCGTTGCACCCCCAGGTTGGGAGTTCAGCTATTACGACATGAGCCAGATCGAGGCACGGATTGTTGCGTATCTCGCAGACATCACCGAATGGAAACACCAGTTCGAGAATGCACGCTTGCATCCTGGCACGTATGATGCACATTGTGCTCTAGCGTCTACGATGTTCAAGGTGCCCTATGAGCAAGTTCCGAAGTATGATCGCGATGGAGATGGGAAGCCTACCATCCGATACGTTGCCAAACGATGTCGCCATGGCCTCAACTACCGGATGGCACCCGACAAGCTCTCTACAGTCACCGGCTTGGCAGCAGTCGAAGCTGAACAGGCTTATCGACTCTACCACATGGCAAGCCCACAAGTCACCGTGTGGTGGGATGACCTTGTTGCACTCGTGCGACGGGACAGACAGATCACTACTTGTCTTGGAAGACGATGGCTACTCTTAGAGCGGTGGGATGATAAGGCTTTGGACAGCATCGTAGCATTCGAGCCACAGTCAATCAATGGTGACTGGACAAGTAGTGTGATCTACAAGTGTCACAACGATCCCGAGTGGCCGCCTACTGCACGTATCCTGATCAATGTTCATGACGCTAACATAGCACTGAACCGGCATGAGGATGGCGAGGCAGTGCGAGCGATCATGAAGCGGCATGCCGAGCAACCGATCTGGATCAACAGTGTGACGAACAGGTTGCAGGGTATCGATGCACCCGAGCCACTGATCGTGCCAGCCGAACTTGGTGTGTCCCGACCAGACGCAGATGGAGTGCACAGATGGTCCACAATCGAGAAGGTAAAGAGCTAGTTGATATCGAAGGTGAACTTCGCCACGAGACAGAGAAGGCATACCTGCTTGATCATGGTGCAGATGAACCTGTGTGGCTGCCCAAGTCCATGTGTGAGTGGGACATGGACAGTGGGACGATGACTATGCCACAGTGGCTCGCCAAAGATAAGGGACTGATTTGAAGCGATACGACAAGCTCGTAGCGCCCAACACGTTCATTGGGCGCTACCTGCAATTCATGAAGCGAACCGAGACTGCATACGCATACGACTTCTGGTGCGGACTCTGGTGTCTAGCAGGTGCATGTGGTCGCAACATCTACGTGGCACGACCCCGTGCGCCTGTCTACCTGAACATGTATCTGATCCTGATCGGTGACAGTGGAGTGCCACGCAAGACTACCAGTGTGGTAACAGCCGGTGGCTTGGTGCGTGACAGCTACCGCAGTTTCCCAGAGATTGGCTACCTGGATGCGAAGATGACAGGAGAGAGCCTTGACAAGTTGTTGCATGAGCGGACACTGGAACATGCCTCTGCACAGTTGGCCATTGCGATCCCTGAGTTGGCAGTGTTCATGGGGACCGAACATTATATCGCCAACATGCCAACTCTGCTCACCGACTTATATGATTGTCCTTCCCACCGACATGGCGGTGGCACCATCATGCGTGGTGAAACCATCCAGCGCAACGTGTGGCTGACATTCATCAGTGCTAGCACACCGATCTGGTTGCTCAAGACTGTGAACCCGAACGTAATCGAGGGTGGCTTCACCAGTCGATGCATCTTCGTCATAGCCAACAAGCCAAAGCAGAACATACCGTGGCCGGATGGAGACAATACTGAATACGAGCGTGATGCATTGCTCTACGACCTACGTGAAATCAGGTATCGCGCACAGCAGCCACATCCCATCTCACTCACACCCGGTGGCATGGTATCGTTCACACGTTGGTACAATAAGAGAACACGCGCTGTCGATCCATATCGCCAGTCGTTCGAGGCACGTGAGGATGCACATGTGTTGCGTGTCGCTGCACTACTCTGCATCAACGATGACACCTGGGAGATAGCTCACACACACATTGCCAAGGCAATCGCACTCGTAGCTAGTGTGAAGGACAGCAGCAGCCTGATCTTCGAGGGTGCAGAGGCACGCACCAAGTATGCAACCGCACTGGACACGATCCGTTCCATGCTGATCAGTGCAGGTATGGACCCTGTGCCACGCAGTGCATTGCAACGACGCACACGCCATGCGTTGGACTTCGATGGATCAGGTGCATTGCTAGAAGTGATGCACGAGATCGGTGCAGTACAGCGGTTCACCCACAAGACAGGCGAACGTGGTCGGCCAGTTGAATATTACCGTGGCACCGAACTGCTGCTGTCACGTGGGCTTGGCGAACAGGTGTTAGAGAAGTTCATGTAGCTACTGGAATTGCTCCGGTCCCTTCGACCAATCGATGCTACGTACGTTCACAGGTGCGCCAACCTTCTTGCTCAGTATTGCATTCACATCCTGTATGTGCGTCCACACGTTGCGCCACTTGTCGGCCAAATCACGCGTGCGTGCGTTCATCCAATCGCGTGTCTCTTGATTCTTGGGCATCGTATCCGCTGACGCCATCTGCTTCCTGATATTGTTGATATCAGGCATGAGTCTGCTCTGGATGAATGCGTGGTGTGCTGCCACTGTGAAATACATGTCACGCATGACGGGATCAGTGGGAACTTTACTGCCTGCATCGGGCTGTGGTGCGGTCGGTAATCCCTTCGGTCCAGTCATGCCTTCATACTTCTCGGCAGTCTTGGCACCAGCAGTCTTTGCCATTGCATCCATCGACAACTGTGCTGTCTCAGCAATCGGAGGACGTGTGCTCTGACGTGCTTGGTTCTCCCACAGCAGCGTGTTCATCGACGGGTTAGCATCCTTTGCACCCTGTAACCAGTCATGCCCGACTGTGCCGAGCGTATCCCATGACAGGCCAGTGCGGTCATACGCATGCTTGGCATTGCGCATCATGTCTACGATTGCACCACCTGCACCGAACATGTTACTGAGGATCAATGACAGACGCTTGCCATTCTCGTCATCGAGTATCGTGTCACCCGGTGATCGGTTCGGCAATGCTGCACTCGCACCACCCTTGCGCACGAGCGAGTCAAAGCTCAGTGTGCCGTTCTGCCAGTCATTCTTTATCTTGTCCCAATCCAATTCGATGGTGTTGCCTGATGCAGCCATGATGCCATTCACAATCGGTGGCACCTGTGCGAAGTTGACTACATCATTCAGTGCATGCATTGCACTTTCCATCGTGCTCTTCTCGATGTGTTCATTGAAGTAGTCTTGCAAGAACCCATGCAGATCGTTGAACACACCAGGGTCTTGCCGAGCCGCAGTCAGGTTGATCCCCTTCGAGATCATGTCGAGCAGCCACGGATAGACCAGTCGATCTTCTTGTGCAAGATTGATCTGTGTGTTGATACGCGGATCAGGATGTGTGTAGAACGTCGGGTTCGCCTCACGCTGTTGCGTGTTCAGTCCTTCCTCCAAGTGTTTCATGTGTTCGGGACTGCGCATAGACGTGAGGATGGACAGCAATGCAATCGAACCAAGACCGCCGATCCATGCAGCCGATGTGCCAATCGGTGTTTCAACCATCGCACGCCCACGACGTGCAATACCCTGCAACGACACATTGGCATACGGCAGCGTGTTCGCTACATGGGCCACAGCCATCGAGCTACCGACCGTGCCAGGATCACCAGTGAGTTGTCGTGTCTCATATGCCAACGAGCGTGGGTCCATACCAGCACGACCACGATTGATGCGAAAGAAGCCTTCATGCATCGCATCGCTTATGCCACTGAACTCCGCTTCCAGTGCACGGCGCAGCTTGATAACATACGGACGCGCACTACCGAGCTTGCCATTCGCCATGAACAACTCAGGCACCTGCGCATTCGCAGTCATCCGCACCTTGTCGCCTTGTGCCGCATTGTATGCAGGCAGTTCAGACCTGAACGGCGTGCCTCCACCACCGACGCCAAGTGCGCGCATCTCGTGCGTGGTGCTGCGCATGTAGAAGTCGCGCAAGCTCTGCGACAATCGATCCACCTGTGCTGGTGTGATCATCGAGCGCAGATGCTGGTTGACGAAGTTCTGGTTGGTACTATCGAACACACCTGACAAGTGCATCGCTGCACGATCAAATCTGCCACGGCCATACGAGTATGCAGCAACGCCCAAGTTGGTTGGGTCTAGTCCACGATAGCCAAGCCGACCACGTGTCGCTGCTTGCACACCACGATCAATCAGTCCGCCAGCGTATCCCTGCGGCCGGTTGATCGGTGCTTGTATTGCAGTGCGTATCGCATTGACAAACGGGAAGATGCGTCCTGTTGCTACTGAACCAAGTCCTGTAGTCATCTGCGAGAACAGCCGACGCTGGATGCTCATCGAGTTGGTAGCAATTCGTTGCCTGTTCGAGTTCTGCCCCGACACATTGTTGAACCAGTCAGGATTGTCTACACGATAATACTGTGTGCCAGTAGCGCGACGCACAGCGATGGTCGGTTCGCGTGCACCAGACACGGGATCACCGACGCTGGGATACAGCGTTGGCTGCACCTGACCTGTCGGGATCACCTTCTCATACACGAACTGTGCACTGTTCGGGTAGCGTATCTGCACACCCAATTGGTGATCAACCGCAGCACGCCGCATGTCGTTCAGTTCATATTGCCTGAACAGCGCATCGAGATGTTGTGCTTGTGCTGCCCATGGCGTTGTGTTGACTTGCTCCACGCCCGTGTAGCGATCAGTGACACGACGACCCATCGGGTGTATCACTCTGCCATTCACGTCCACATCTGATACGTAGCGAGGATGCTGCGTCAGGATGTCGCGTGCTTCAGTCGGAGAGAAGAAACCTCGTGGCAGTCCCATCTCGATGGATCGTTTGCCGATCAACTGGAACCGATCCATCAACTCGTTGACGATAGGATCACTCCTGGCTTGCTGCGCTATCGCGTCGAGTTGCGGTGTGTTCTGGTTGTAGAAATCATGCCGCAAATCTCCTGGGCTGAATGGTGTTCCAGCCTGCCGCAACCTTTGCGCGTTAATGGCACGGTTGTCCATCTCGTTCTCAGCCATTAGTCCATCTTGCAGCAGCTTCTTACTGGCTGTGGGCAACCGTGCGATGTCCTGATACAACCGCTTCGGCGGCGGCATCGACAAGCCAGTGGTGTGATCGACACCAGTCTGCATGAACTCACCTTGTCTGATCTCCCATGCTGCGTTCGTGTGCGTCAACCCGAACTGACTAGCGAGTTGTTGCGATGCTTGTGGATTGTCCGCAGTCAGCTTAGTGTAGTTCTGGAAGTTGCGGTTCGAGTTGATCAGTGTATCAACCACGTTCGATGCAGCAGTCTGCACAGGACTGCTCTGTGCCATTGGTGCAGCCGGAGCCTTCTCATCCACACCAGTCGATATGTCGTTGCCTGTCCTGGCGATCTTGGATGCATTGTAGTCAGCAGCAGCTTGTGCATATGCTGGATCAGCCATACGTGCATCACGTGCAGCTTGCGTCATACGCATACCGAGGCCATGCGTATACTTACCAGCCAACACGGGTAGCAGTAGTCCAGCGGCATACAGCAGTGCATGACTGACAGTCATGCCTGCTTCGCCTTCTTCACCGAATGTCGGCGCGGGTTGTACTGCTGGTCCTGCACCCGACAATATCTGAGCAATCGTGGCTGGGCCAGTAGGTGCAGATGCTGCAACAGCAGCCGATTGTGTGTCAGTTGGTTGCTTTGTCTCTGGCGGTGTTCCCGCAGCACTGAGCATTTGTGCTATTGTCTGTGGTTGCGTTGTTGGTTCAGGCGTAGGTGGTGGCGTAGGCTGCACTGCTTGTGCATCCTGTGCATCTAGCACGCCAGCAGCAGTGCCGAAGCCCGTAGCGATACCTACGTTCGCCATGGCATTCTCAGTCGTGGGCACTACCCACTTCGCCGCACCACCGATAGCACGGGGTAAACTTGTGAGTGCAGCACCCGGTGCAACAGGCGCCATCGCACCCATGCCCGTGCCAATGCTGCTAAGCAATTGTTCGCCAGGGTTGGTTGGATCAACAGTCGGTGCACCGATCTGCGAGTATATCTGATCCTGTGTCTTGTTGGCACGCTCACCAACGTCTGCCAACACCTTACCTACAGGTGCTTGCGGCAATGTCGTCTTGAAGCCAAGTGCATGCAGTGCAGGATTGAGTAGTGGTGGAACAACATTCAGCAGTCCACCAGCAAACCCAGCCAGTCGCTCACCAGCACCAGTGAACGGAATATACCCAGCCGCACCCGGTAGCGATGGATCAGGTGCGACATTGGTTATCGCAGATGATAGTGCCTTGCCACCAACGATCAGGGTGTTACGATTGAGTGCATCGAGATATGCCTTCTCGTCTTCAAGCGATAGCCCGATAGGGGACCACTCAGTTCCACTCATTGGACTACATTGTTCTTGTCATCGAGGACATGCCATGTGCCCCCCGGTGCGACACCAATCTTCACCTGTCCACCATTCATTGCCATGCCACGCTTGATTGCAGCAACTTGCCCAGGTGTCAGTCCACCACCACCCGTGTTCAGTGATGCACGTATCTTGTTGGCTGTCTCAGCTACGTTGGGTGTGCTGTTCGACAACACCTGTATGCCACCTGTTGCTGGTGCATTGGCTGGTGTGTCTGTCTTCGCCATCGGTAGGCTAGGAACCCTGCCAGATTTTGCTGCTGGTGCAGTTGGTGGTGGCGTCACGCCAGGAGGCTGCACGACAGGTGGAGCTAGACCATGTGCAATCGCATAGTCACGCACCTGTTCAGGTGTCTTGAGGCTTGTCTTACCTCCACCTGTGATGTTTATCTGGTTGCCTTGCTCATCTGGTTTACCAGAGAACGTGATGCCCGGCCCACGCTCACCTGAAGCACTCGACGCTGCACGAGCATTCGCTGCGGCTTCCTTCTCTCGCTCGATCTGCAACTGTAGCGGTGTGCCTTGTGGTCCAGCAAGTCCACCTGTTGCAACTGATGCCTGTCCACTACTCGGTTGGAACCCAGCAGTTGTAGCACTTGACAAGCCAGCGGCACCCTTCTCAAATGTCGTTGCACGTTGCAGACCAGTCAGTCCCCCTTCAATATCACTGACAACACTAGGATCAACGTTAGCCAATGCCCCAGGCGCCACACCTCGTAACACACTCAGCCCACCACGGTGCTGCACAGCATCCATTGCAGATTTCATATACTGTTCTTGCAACTGCTGTGCCAGTTGCTGCTTGGCGAATTGGTGCTGTGCAGCCATGTCCTGGCCATACAGATTGTTCGCAGCCTCACGCTGATACTGATAATCGCTGAGCATCAACTGCGCATTGGCAGAACTGCCAGCAGCAGCGAGTGGTGCGAGCGTGCTCTCAATCGGCCATGGATCGAGGCCAGCGGGATTTGTTTGGCCGTATTGTGCTAGTGGCATAGCTGCTTCATTTCCAGTATGAGTTCGGGTCTACACTGGCGTCACCAGCACCGAATCCCTTTGCTATCCCATAGTTCTGACCACCATAGTTGTAGGTGCCTGCACCTTGACTGAAATCGCTGCTACCGCCTTTTGTCAGTGAGTCAACAAGTGCTCTGATGTCACCGCCTGCACCAGTCGATGTCTTGAGTGCATCAAGCAGTGTGTTGCCCTTGTTGATGTTGAAGTTCGGATCAGCAAGGCTCTTACCTGCGCTCGCATACGCATCCGATACTTGCTTCGATGCGGTATTCGCACCAGCCATACCATACGCAGGTGCTTGTCCAGCCGCTGCTGCACGTTGTGCCACGGTCTGTGCCATACTGTTATCGACACCACTCGGGCTGATGCCTGGATACTGGAATCGCGGTGTCGCCAGTGTAGCAGTGTTGGCTGCGGTTCCTTCCAGTGCTGCCCTGCGTCCCTGGTTGATCTGATCTACACTTGTCATGCCCTTGATCTGTGCATCGATCAAGCTCTGTCGCAAGTTGGTTGCTGCATCTCTACCAATCTGACCAAGTACAGGACCAGCAGCAGTGCCAGTGCGTGCGAACTGCCGCAGTGTATCAGCAACCAATGGCTGGAATGTGTTGTTTGCAGCGAGTGTAGCTTGGTTCGTCAGTAGACCAGTGAGTTGATCACTGCCCATCGGTCGGAACGATGACAACTCACGTTGTGCTGTGTCCGCTGTTGGTGCTGCACGTGACGCACGCAGTGCTTCCTGTTCGTTCGCGAACTGCGCTTGTCGCAGATCGGTGGTGTTACGCAGTATCGCTGCATTCATCGCAGCACGGTTCGCCTGTTCAGGCAATGCACCCTGTGTGCTTACCCACGTGTTGGTAGCAGGATCGTATCGTGTCCCTCCACCATACGGGTCTTGTGTGCCAGCGACACTACGCTGATTGATCAGTGCTTGAACAAGTGCTTGATTCTGTTGGTTGTCGCGTGCATCCTGCAACGCCTGTAGTTGTAGTGCCTCGTTGCCAGTTTGCTGTGCATTGCTACGACCAGCATTCGACAACTGCCCAGCGATGCCAGCTAAGGCACTGATACCAGCGATCGTTGGTGTGATCCATGCCATTAGCTGAGTTCCTTCAGGTAGCCTTTCTCAATGAGCCGATATCCCAACTTCGGGAACAACGGCTCAACGTCATAGTCCACACGATGTTGGTGTGTGATGAACCGCACACCACGTGCACGCAACACAGGCTCACATTCAGCCATCAGCCTACGACCAATGCCACTGCCACGGTAATCCACACCCACTGCAATGATATCACATGCAGCATTGATCACACCGACGTGGTGTAGGTGTGGGTAGATGTGATACATCACGAACCCAAACAGCGTGGTATCGTCACGCGCAGTCATCAGGATCAGGTTGCCACTGTGACACAGGCTCGAATACGCAAGCCAATTCATGCGCAGTGGTGGCAGTCCTTCGCGCGCAATGGTGCGAGCGAAGTAATCATGTAGCAGCACGTCAAGCTGCGGATACACCTGCACGACAGGTTCGATCTGGAACTCCATTACCTATACCATCCACCGAACCCACCACCAAGGCCACCGAACAGCAACACGATGACCAAAATCAACACGATCAGCCCAATACCGCCAAAGCCACCGTAACCGTAGTGACCACCACGATAGCCATAGTATCCACCACCAAGTCCGCCGAACAGCAGGACGATGACGATGACGATCAGGAGTAAACTCATCAGAATGATCCTGTATTACCGAGGCCACGCTTCGTATTCGAGTCATCTACAGGTGGCACATATCCTGTGCCGCCTACTGGATTAGCTGCATTCGGATTCTGTGCGCCCTGTGCTGCACCACCTGCGTTGATCAATTCACTCAGATCAGCGAACTTCGTCTGACCAACTGCATTGCGCAATGCGCCACCGAAGTCACTCGTGAAGCCTGCCACCTTGCCTTGCGCAGCAGTGCTATACGAGTTCGGATCGAATGTCGTGCCCAGCGTCAGGTTGTTCACATCACTGCGCGCACCGCTGATGTAGTCATCCAGCGATTTGCGATCCGTAGACAGGATACCCTGTCCTAAATTCTGCACCGTGCTGGTAGCAGCAGCCTTCTTCTGGTTCAGTGCATCGAGTGCTGCATTGTAGCCAGTCGGTGTCAGTGTGCCACGCTTCTGTGCATTGGTCAGACTAGTCATTAGTGGATCGAACTGCTCATTCACAAGACCACCAACATACTGCCCAGTGAGTGTATCAGGCAATGCAGTCTGCGAATACGTCGGTGTGAATACCTTGTTCAGTTGGTTAGATGCTGTTGTGCGGTTGCTGCTTGTGAGATCACCTAGTATCTTGGTGCCGAGATCAGGTGAGAATGCAGCAGTCGGATTTGGGTCCAAGTCTTGCACAGAGTTGAATTGTCGCATCAATGCAGGATGAATGTCTGACTCCCAATACTGTGCAGGATCCAGACCTTGCTTCCTGAATTGCTCGTTGATGGCATTCGCAGCAGTATCATATGCTGTCTGCCTGCTGCCCTGGAATGCAGTCTCCTTGTCAGCAGCATCCTGTGTAGCCTTCGCTGTAGCAGTATCACTCGTTTGCTTCTCAGTGGCCTGCCGCTGTTGGATTTCTTCGTTTAGCTTCTGTGATCCAGTCTTACCGCCAGTATCAGGTGCCATGCCCCAATACCCACCACCATAATTCATCGGCATACCAGTACCACCAGCACCAGGATCATCAGTGAATGTCATGCCATTCACTGGATCAGTATACACACGTGGTTGCGGAGGCACATACTGCTGACCACCTCCACCACCGCTACCCTTCCCACCACCACGCGCTACACATGCATGCAGCGGCTGTCCACCTTCGCTAAACATCACGCTGCCCTCTCATACTTGTAGATGGTGCCGAACCGTGTGAAGCCCATGTGCCGATACAGTGCATCGACAGCGACCGTGCGGATACCAGCCACGTCCCCAGACTGGACAAGCAGAGCACCCTTAACATCGAGGCACCAACTGACAAAGCCACGCATGAGAGACATACCAATCGCTGCACGTTTCGGTGTGCCCTCACGCACATACCACGCATCCTCTACGCCCATGCCACGCGGACTGAAGTAGAACGACACTACCTTGCCACACACCGCACCGACATACTCACCGTCACCGGTGCGTGCCAGACGGAAGTAGTAGTTCGGATCACTGAGCGTATGCACCATCGTGTTGCGACACCAGTTCCAGTCAAACTCTGGTCCGTTCTGTCCATACGTCCCAAGTCCATGCAGTTCTTTCGCCAACCCAACAGCGTAGCTGATGTTCGCCATGCTCAGTGGCTCGATCAGCATCTAGCGTCTGATGCCGCCATGCACATACGCTATTGATACACTGATGAATTTCAGTTTCTTCTTCGTCGTGCCAATGAACTGCAACTTGATCAGCTTGAATTTCGTGGTCCAGGCATACAAGCGTTCATCACTGCTGCGTCGCCCACCGCCATACGGTGATGCACCGTATGGCACATTACCGTAGCCACCCGCACCACCACCCATAAATGTCATGCTGAGCATCGGCTGCTCTACACCCTGGCTCGACACGATGTTATCTACGAATGCCTGACATGTGAACTCCGCATCACCTTGCGTGTCGAGTGCAATGTAGCGCGTCTGCTTGACATCCATGCGATGCTTGAAGTCAGCCCATGGCATCTCCCACTCGAACGTCAGTGCAGTGCCAGCGCCACCCTCCACAGCGGGATCATTCAGCAGATCAGCACTGACACTGGCGTTGTCGAAGTCATACGAGTAGAGTTTGTTGCCACGTGCGAAGATCACGTTCTGCAATGCAGTGCGACATGCAGCTTGCCACTTCCATCCACGCAAGCGTGCCCATGCTTGTATCTTCAACGCAGGAATGTTGGAATAGCTGAAGCAGATGGTCTCCGTAACGGTGACACCATCAGCAGCGAACGTCGGCACGAACAGCATGTAGCGGAAGTTGCGTAGATCGTAGACCGCGAACACCGACTTAGCGATCTGCGCATGTGTCAACGGCTGAATCATCGCAGTGATCAGTGGATCGATCAGGTGGCTCGTCCTGACAGGCCGCAGTGTGTTGAACATGTTCACACGCGTGATCGAATTCACTCCCACATTATCGCAGTAGAAGGTATCGTCTCCCACTGAGATGAGCGAGCGGTGCGTGAGGCACCCATACTCTTCGATGAACCCGTCATCGGTGGGAGTGTGCACTGCTGGCGTGCCTGTGTAGACACCCAAGTTAACAGGCAACACTCCACGCTCGAACGTGACCAACAGCTTGTCGCGATAAGCGACCAATCCAGTAATCGTAGCGGAACCCAGAGAAACGCGAGGACCAAGATCAACGTTAACAGCGTCGTTCGGTGCTGGATCGCCAAAGTATGTCCCGCTCGTGTTGCGTGCACTGATGAATAGTGTGCTGGGATCAGTCACTACACCAGCGATGCAGGTATACTGTGAGTGTGCAATCACATACTTGCCAACAGGCGTGTTGACATTCGTGATCGTCGCCAGATCAACAAGGAACTGCACCAGCAAGTAGTTCGGATCACTGGGATCACCACTGACGATCAGTGGTTTGTCTCGCCCATTGCAGATAATCAGGTCACTGTTGAAGATAGTGAAGTTGACTTCGGTCACACCAGTCGGCCACGGCTTTCCACCGCTGATCGTCATCTCCACGACGCTGCCATCCGCAGCAACCTTATACATGCGACCGCTGGTCTGGATCGTGATGATGTGATCAACGAAGTAGTAGCAATTCACAATGTCAGCAGCATCGCTGAGTTGGTTGCTGAATAGCTTCGTGCCAGGACGCAGTGCGAGCGAGCCATCGATGCTACGCTCAAGGTTGTCTAACACCTTGGCGAATTTCGGTGACATGTTCAGGTCGGTGTCGGTGACGTTCAGCCCACCCTCGAACGAACGCACGGTCGAGACCTGCAAGTTCGACTGCGGCTGTTGACCGCGTGGGTTCAGGTTGCCACTGGTTTTGTTGAGATACATGTATCCTCAGAGGTCCGCACTGGCGATGAAGTTTGCTTGCAACTGGACCGTGCCGGTTGCCGTCGCTGTGCCATACAGGTTTACTGTATCGCTACCAAGTGGTGACATCGCAGCACCAGTGACGTTGCTGACCGTAAAAACCGGCGTCACTGTTGGCGGCGCTCGCATAAAAACCGGAAGAGATGCGGAAACTCCTACAGTCTGTCCTGCCGTGCTGTAGAAATAGAACTGTATAGCTCCGGTCTGATAAAACCGCTGACACTTCGCCAGATCGTCTGCAATGTCGAGCTTCTCTAGTGGCGACATAGTGCTACCAACTTCTAGCTGCACACCCCACAGGTAGATGGAGCCAGACTGCACACCGACGTTACCGGACGGTATTGCACTGTTAGCGCCTGCTGAATACCAGAAGTATAGTCCCGTCGCGTGGTTGACATTCGTGCCAAGCACTTTGCCACTGATGCTTGGTAGCGTGAACACGAGGCTGTATCGTGTCCATGCTCCTGTAACGCTAACTGATTGTCCTGGGACGGGAACAGTCGTAGACGGTGAACCACCTGTGCCAAAGAGTTGGTTGACGTTGACACCCAACTTGAGTGTTCCACCGCATGCCGCCCAAAAACTTACAGTCACAGTCTTGCCAGCGAGGCGACGCACGTTCTCTATCGGTTGAATAAGAACCGTGAATGCGCCTGCGCCGGACGTGCCAGTGAACGTGTTAGCAATCATAGAGCTTGCTTGCTCATCGCCAATCGCTACGCGATCACTATCGTTGAGTGGGGTTTGCGTTACTGAGAACGTATCGGTATTAGCTACGATTTCCCACCGGTCCAGCGTATAACCATTAACAGTGAATGGACCAACACCACGCTGGCCAATGTTGAACAACGCGTTGTGTATCAGGTTACGCCCAACATCTCCTGTCGATTGCACAGTCACGACGTTGGTTGTCTGCACCCAATACGTCGGGTATGTGGCACGATCCTGTGTGAACGTCACAGGCGACGCTGAACTCGTGTGCGAGACCTGACACTGATATATCTGACTATTGCTCGCATCTAGGACGTTCTGCCCTGCAACATACGATACGCTATTCCCCCACCCACCTGCATAGTTGGGGATCGAGATGAAGCGTGAGATATACGCATCAAGCGTATCCATGTTACCGTTGATGGCTTCATCCCACGGTATTGTATCGAATGGTGGCTTCTGTAGTTTGAGATACGGTGTGGTAGTCATGCTACACTCCTGCCACCGCTGCCCACGTTCCGCCACCGCGCGATACATACAGCGTGGTACCAACCGCACCGCCCGTGCGTGAGTAGAGCGAACCAACTGGTGCGGTTGCGGCTGGTGCAGCGCTGCCGCTTGTCCAAGTTGGACTGCCCGCTGGGCCGGTCATAATGCCATTAGCGCCGATGGTGCCTACCACCACGCCGTTGACGACGAAACTATGCACATTGCCGCTGGTCGCGACGTAGTTCAGGCTACCGGAGGTGATATTAAATCCGATGCCGCCGTATCCGAGCATGATGTGTTTCGAGAGATCAGTGACGCCACCTGGCGCAACCGCATTCGCGAAGCTCAGCCCAGAGTTGAGCGTTGCTACGTTATTCGCGGTGAGAGTGGTAAACGTTCCAGCCGCCGCGCCGGTCTGTCCTATCGGCAGATAATTTATTCCGGTGTGATCTATAAACCCGATACTCGCGGTGTTGATCACAAAATTGAAGTTACCTCCCGTAGGCACATTCAGGTTTATGTCGTTGGCATAGCCATTCAGTCCAACCGTGCTGCCATACAGGGCCAAACCGTGCGCCAGATCAGAGGCGCTGGCAGGAGCACCTTGAAAGGCAATACCACCATAGACGTTCGTCATCCCAGCGGCGGTGACCGACAGTCTCGGGGTTTCACTGGCTGTATCGACAACGAAGAATGCACCGGCGCTAAACAGGATGCCGGTGCCAGTAGCGACGTTCATGTCACTACGAATAAACGAATTGCGCGCCCCGCTATTGTCGTGTGTCCACTGTATCTCATGACCCTTTGCCATCTGAACAGCGATGCCGGTGCCGGTCGTGCCGTCAGTGCCGTTGATACCCCCCGCGCCAAAAACAATGCCTCGTATAAAGTTGTTAGCGTTACGGTCTATTATGATCGCTGCGCTGGCCGGGTATAGCGGTCCTGGTCTCTCACCGGCGCCACCGCCAGAGGCGACCACGATGCCGGCGACCGCGCCAACATTGAGTGTTTGATATGGATTTATCGTCGGCACAGCAGCGCCTGCGTTAATCGCGTCCACTTCGATGCAATTCGCATTAGCGCCGGCGACCGTCGCGATTGCTTCGAGATACATACCCTCAGCAACCGCGCCGGCAATATCCGCCATGCCCATACCCGCGAAGGCATAGACTTGGTGCGGCGTGCCGGTGGTGTAGTCGCTCGCCCGCCCAACAGCGGCAACCGCGATACCACCTGACTTCGAGTAAAACTGCGCCTCAGCGATTAGTTCAAACCAGCCGTTGCCGTTAGGGTTGTTTGATGCCCAGGTCGGTGGGTTCGTGGCATATCCCTGGCGAGAGAGGCCCGTCAGGTTCAATGGCCCTGGTGACACCGTGCCGCCACTCAACGGCAAGAACGGACCGCTACTCCCAACCGTTGCTTGCAATACCCACTTCGTGCCATCCCAACGATACGCACCACCACTCGGACTGGTTACAGTATCGCCAACCGCAGGTGAGTTCGGATAATCAAACACTAGGTTGATCCTCTCCGTTGCTGCGCTGTATCTGCTCTGGCACTGGTGCAGCGTAACGCATACACTCTTGGTGGATGGTAACAAGCAGTGGTGCTACGACCTCGTATGGTCCTTTGCCCAGCACACGCCCTATCATATCCCAATGCTCAGCAGTGAGTGTGAGTGTGACGGTGACGGGCTGGTTGCGATCGATGGTGGCGCTCATGGTCATATCAGTCCGTAGGCAATCATGTCATCGATCAGTGCTTTGACGTGTTCAGCCAGCACAGGAAGCGTCACGGAACCGGTGACGAACGTAGAGCGCGTTGCTGTGCCGGTAGCGGCACCCCAACCGGTCGGCTTGGCGACCGCTGCTGTGCCATTGAACCCCAGCCCCGTAGCTGTGATCGACAGGCGATCGCTGGTGCCAGTGAGAAATACATGCGCTGCCGGTCCTGGCACGATATAGTTCTGACGATTGGCGGTGATGGCAAAGCCATAACCGACAGTATGCAGCGCGATATGCTTTGACATATCGGTATTCGACGCACCGACCTGGGCGCCAAAGTTGGCGCCATTGTTCATAGTGACTGCGCCAGACGGACGGTCTACCGAGATCGGCGGGCTTCCAACGGGGGTACCGGTATCGTCATAACGTCCCAGGTAAAAGTTACTCCCGATATTTCCACCGGTCTCCGCATCAGCAGAACAAACCCAAGCCCAACGTGCTGACCCGGAGGTCTCCCATTGCACTGCTCGGTAGACTCCTGCCGCCGCACTGAGGCGGAACTGCGGCACGCTGCCGTTTAGTATTAACCCGGCGGTTATAGTCGCTGCGCCATTCAGAGTTATCGCACCTGCTGGGGTAATCGTGATGCGATTGGCTGTCCCTGTCTGATCAGTGATGTAGAAACTACCATCCGACCATGCTCCCGACCACCATGTCCTCGCACTCTGATAAATAATGCGCGCAGGTTGTCCTGCGGCGGCCGCAAGGACCATGCCTCCTGTCGTATCACCGCTCAGTGTAAACGACGCTGGTGTATCAAGCGCAATGGTGCCCGCCGTGCCCAGCCATATCTGGTGCGCTGTGCCCACCGTTGCCAGTGCCGACCGTAGATCAATCGCTGCGATGTTGAACGGCGTCTCAATCTTTAACACCGTATCGTAGCTGCCAGCGTTGGCGGCGAGGTGCATCCCTAGACTGACCACCGGCGCCACGTCGCCTCCGTTGGCTCTGTTCAGATACATGCCGAAGCCGCGCCTGTTGTGTGCGCTATCGGTGTTGCCGCAGGTCATGTCAATCTCGACGCCACTCATCCCGTTGGACGCGGTGCTGTCGGAGTTGGTGAAGTCAATCGCTTCAAACACGGCACCGAATATCTCTGGATTGTTCGGGACACCTCCTGCGTTTCGTGTGCGCCGGATTGCTTGGTTGTAGGTCGCTACGAGTTGGCTTTGTCCTCCACTGCCTGCGTAATCTACGACATTTAGATTGTTGAAGACGAATGTGTCCGGTGCACCAGTGATCGAGCTATAGAACTGCGAATTAGCTACCACATCGAAGCGATTACCTCCTCCTGATGCGGCGACGTAGTAGCTGAATAATTGCGAGGAGCCAGGAACATATGTCGCGCTCGGATGTGTGGGCGTGCTGGTTAAGCGATTAGCTGTGCCAGGATATTGAGAGGTCAGACCTGCATTGAATGTCGTCGCACCAGTTACTGTGCCACCGCTGAGCGGCAGAAACGGGCCACCACCAGCAAGTGCCGCAACATTAGTTGCAGGCACCCACTGCACAGAGTTCGGATCGTTATACCGAACATACAGTTGCTGACCAACACTGTCGAACCACAGTGATCCATTCGGTGGTGAGTTCGGTGGTGTGTCACTAACTGAAATTGGTGGGATCGAGTTCCTATCGATATACTGCTTCGTCGCAGCATCAAACGGATTGACAGGATCACGCCACAACGTGAGCATGCCCTGCATCGTATCACCCTGACGATTCAACCGTTCACTGAACGCTTGGTTCAGCTTGTCAGCGCGCAGTGGATTTTCACCACGTGTGAACGATGTCGTCATGCAAGTGGGTCCTCATCCAATACGAAGTAGCCACCATCCCATCCACTATCAGCACCAATGTCACCCTGACCAGGATAGCGCGGATCAAGCTCAAGTGGCTGTTGCGCGAACGCTGCTTTGATCATACGTCTGCGGTTCTGCGCCAACACCTGAAACTTGTTGACCTGTGCCGGGATCGTGCCATCATCGACTGCATACATCCAGCATGCGTCGTATTGCAGCAACAACCCATCCAGGTAGAGCGTGTCACTGATGTCGAGCGGCAATCGGGGTCGCTGTCGTGCCCACACCACAACACCAAACGTGCTATCCTTGGGATACACCTTGAACGGTCGCCCAGGGGTCGTGTAGTCGGGTGCCATGTAGAATGTTGAGATGCCACTGCGCGGTGCAAACGGGTTGATGCTCTGTGGCAACTCACGCAGCTTCCTGTTGCTGCCATCTCGGAACACCGCAGCAATATCGTGATACTCAGTGATAGTAGCGAGCGGACCAACCAAGTCCTGCGTCAAGCTACCAGTCGTGCCATCGAGTGGGATCGGCCCGAGATAACACATGTAGTCGGGCCACCACATCTCTTCGATCTCCAACAACAGTGCATCCTGCACATGTTGCTGTATCCTGCCAGACGCATACACCTGCGTAGCGATGCCAGGCACTTGTGACAACTCGTTGATGACCGCATTCACGATATCGCGCACAAGCACTGGCATCGGCTACTCCTTCGACTACGCAGCAGCCTGCTGTAGTCCGTGCAGT